TAGATGATACTTCTTATACAGTAGGTGTAACTACAGTTGGAACTGCGGGTAATGCAGGTGCCTATGTAGATTTTGATGTTAATTTTGCAACATCTGCATCTTTAAAGTATTATTGTACTTCTCATGGAAATGGAATGGGTAATAGGGCTCAAATAGTAGATGTATTAGGTGGTATAACTAGTGGCTCATTTAGTGGATCATTCCAAGGTGATGGTGGAGATTTAACAGGCATAGCAAGTTATGCAGTTGCAAATTCAACAAATAATAGAGTGTTAACATCTGTTGATGCTTCTAATGGTAATGCTGAAGCAAATCTAACATTTGATGGTTCAACACTTACAGTAGCAGGTTCAATAAATGAAACTTCAGCTTTAAGATATAAAGAAAATGTTCAACCAATTGCAAATTCACTAGCTAAAGTAATCCAATTAAATCCAGTTGAATATGATTGGAAACGTGATGGAAAACATGATTTAGGATTAATTGCAGAAGAAGTATATGAAATACTCCCAGATTTAGTCTAAAGAAGGAAGATGGGTACAAGGTATATCTTATTCTAGATTAACAACTGTATTAATTGGTGCTATTAAAGAATTATCATCTCGTATTGAAGAATTAGAAAATAAATAAAAAATAAAAATCAGTTATGGCAATACAACAAACAAAAGTATCAGAGGAAGAATTAAAAGAAATTGAAAATTTTCAACAAAGTGTTAATCTTATAACATACCAACTTGGACAAATTGCATTACAAAGGTTAAGTTTAGAAAAGCAAGAAGAAGCTTTAGAACAACAACATGGACAACTTTTGATTCAAGAAAAGAAATTAGGAGATAAATTAAAAGAAAAATACGGAAATTCTCAAATTGATTTAAAAACTGGTGAAATTACCACCAGTTAATAATATTTTTAAAACCTTCTTATATATTTATTATTGATAAAATAACTAGATTAAAATGGCTGAAACATTACTATCCCCAGGAGTATTAACACGTGAAAACGATCAGACTCTTATAACCCAAGGTCCTATTACAGCTGGTGCTGCAATTTTAGGCCCTACAGTAAAAGGTCCCGTTAATATACCTACACTTGTTACTTCATATAGTGACTATAAAAGCAAATTTGGAGGTACTTTTGAAAGTGCTAGTATTCAATTTGAATATTTAACTTCAATTGCTGTTTACAATTATTTCCAACAAGGTGGACAAACTGCTTTAATTACTCGTGTAGTTAGTGGTTCTTATACCCATCAAGTGCTACTGTAGCTGCTTTAGGTACAGGATCATTAGATTACCAAACAGGATCATTTGAACTAGAAACACTTTCTTCAGGAGACTTAATGAATAACTCTGGAAGTATAGGTGCTAGTGGATCTTTAATTAGTGGATCAAGTGATAATGTACGTTGGGAAATTGCAAATTCAGATACAAGTAGTGGACAATTTAGTTTATTAATTAGACGTGGTGATGATAATCAACAATCTAAAACTGTTTTAGAAACTTGGAATAACTTATCATTAGACCCAAATTCAGCTAACTATATAGAACAAGTAATAGGAAACCAAAGCCCAGAATTTAAAACAGATTCTGATGGTGTTGTTTATATAGAAAATACAGGTTCTTTTGTAAATAATTCACGTTACGTAAGAGTTAAAGGTGTAACGAGCCCATTATATGATTANTTTGATAATAATGGTGATCCAAAAGCTACATATGTAGAATTTATGCCTAAAGTAGGTAGTGGTTCTGTAAATACTCCTTTATCACAAGGATCNTTTAATGGTGGAANAGGTGGTGTATTTGGTCTTGGTACTGGTGGGCAAAAATTAAGAATGTTTGAAAACATTTCTGCAGCTAGTATTCAAGGTGTAGAAGCTGCTAATTATACAGCATCTTTATCTTTACTACAAAATGGAGATGAATACGAATATGAAATTTTAACGTTACCTGGTGTAACGATTCAAAACGGTGCTATTGCAACAACAACTGCAATTGATACTGTAACAAATAGAGGAGATGCTATTGCTGTAATTGATACTAGAGATTATGGCGCAACTCAAAACCAAACATTAACAACTGCTGCAACCGTAGATTCAAGTTATGCCGCAACATACTGGCCTTGGATTCAATTACTATCAGCTGAAACTGGAAAATTAGTTTGGTCACCTGCTTCAACACTAATCCCAGGAGTATATGCAACTAATGATAGATTAGGAGCTGAATGGTTTGCACCTGCTGGATTTAACAGAGGTGGAGTTGGAGGAGCAGTTCAAACAGAAAGAAAATTATCACCTGCACAGAGAGATGCACTATACGTTGGAAAAGTAAATCCGATTGCATCATTCCCAGGACAAGGACCAACAATTTTCGGACAGAAAACATTACAAACTAAAGCAACTGCTTTAGATAGAGTAAATGTACGTAGATTACTAATTGAATTAAAACGTACAATTGGAAGCATTGGAGAAGGATTGTTATTTGAACAAAATACAGCTGCTACAAGAGGTAGATTCCTAAACCAAGTAAATCCATACTTAGAATCAATTCAACAACGTCAAGGTTTATTTGCCTATAGAGTTGTAATGGATGAAACTAACAATACAGCTGATGTAATTGATAGAAATCAAATGGTAGGACAAATTTATATCCAACCAACTAGAACAGCTGAATTCATAGTATTAGACTTTAATGTAACACCTACAGGAGTTGAATTTTAAAAAAAATTAAAAAGGCAAATATTTATAATAAACATAAATTAAAATGGCAGTAAAAGATCCCAATGAAATAATGTTCACCGCCTTTGAACCAAAGGTACAAAATAGGTTTATCCTATATGTGGATGGTATTCCCTCATACTTAATAAAGAATGCAACCGCACCTGGATTCGACGCTGGTGAAATTATCCTAGATCACATTAACGTATACCGTAAAGTAAAAGGTAAAGTACGTTGGAATGATATGACATTAGGATTATATGATCCTGTAACACCATCAGGAGCTCAAGCCGTAATGGAATGGGCAAGACTAGCACACGAAAGTGTAACAGGTCGTGATGGATATTCAGATTTTTATAAAAAAGATTTACAATTAGATATATTAGGTCCCGTAGGAGACGTGGTTTCTCAATGGATAATCAAAGGTGCCTACTGTAAGACTGCCACATTCGGTGAATATGATTGGAGCGCGGAAGCTGCAATTAATTTAGATATCACCATTGCAATGGATTATTGTATATTAAACTTCTAAAATACCCCAACCCTCCATACCCTGAATTAGGTGTTCCATTTGGAACACCTTCTTCTATTTCGTATATTTATATACACAAATAAGTTATTTATAGTATGGAAAAACAAGTTACAGAAAATAAATTTAAATTTCCCTCTGAAGTCGTCGATTTACCCTCTAAAGGATTAATATATCCTAAGGATAATCCCTTATCATCTGGTAAAATAGAGATGAAATACATGACTGCCAGAGAAGAGGATATTTTAACTAATCAGAATTACATTCAAAAAGGTGTTGTATTAGATAAACTAATCGAATCACTTATTATCTCTAAAATAAATTATAATGATTTAATTACGGGAGATAAAAATGCATTACTAATTGCATCTCGTGTATTAGGATATGGTAAAGACTATACCTTTAAAGGAGTAAATCAGGATACAGGTGATATTGAAGATTTTACAGTTGATTTAACTGGATTAAAAGATAAACATCTTGATCCTAAAATATTAAAAGAAGAAGGTATAAACGAATTTGATTTTAGTTTACCTACAGCTAAGACCTCAATTACATTTAAATTGTTAACTCATGGAGATGAAAAAGCAATAGAAAATGAAATAACAGGTTTAAAGAAGATTAAAAAAGAATCTTCATTTGATATTTCTACTCGTTTAAAACATATGATTACCTCTATAGATGGTGATAGAGAAAAGAAAACTATAAGAGAATTTGTTGATACTTATTTACTAGCTAAAGATTCAAGAGCATTACGTGAAGAAGTTAAACGTATATCCCCAGATGTAGAACTTAAATACTACGGAGATGGTGCAGAGGAGGGCATCAACATTCCAATTAGTGTCGGGTTTTTTTGGCCTGACGCCGGAGTATAGAAAAGCTTTATTTTCTCAAATACATGAAATAGTATTTCATGGTAAGGGTGGTTACGATTTTTCTACAGTTTATGATATGCCTATATGGCTACGAAACTTTACTTTTAAGAAATTAGAAGAATGGTATGAAAAAGAAAAAGAAGCTAATGAAAAGCAAAATAAACAATTAAAAGCTCCATCAAACGATATACATAGACCTAACATTAACCCATCTAATGTATATAATACATCAGTGCCTACCAAAAAGTAGGCACTTTTTATATTTATATGTGATAAATTCTATAAATGGCCTCAGAAGAAGAATTAAGAAGGGAACGTGAATTAAATGATTTACTTAATCGTAAAGCAGGTATTAACCAAGAAATTGTTAATGACCTACAGGATCAGACTAATGTTCTTAATGATCAAATTAGATTATTAAAATTTGAAAAAGCTGAAAGATCCCAAATACGTTCTTTAACTCGAGAAGTAAATAAAATAGCCTCAGATAATTACAATATTACTGTAGGTGAACTAGGTATCCAAAAGAATATATCTAAAACTAAAAAAGATCAATTAAAACTTTCTAAAGACCTTAATAGTTTTACTAGATTAAGAAATAAATTAGTAAATGAGGGTAGTGCATTAAATAGTGATATAGTATTATCACTTGATGATCAAATTAGGTTTACTAAAAATCTTCAAGTCGAACTACAATCTGTAGCTGAAATATCTAATAATATAGCTAATAATTCAACTGTACAAAGATTTTCTAAAATTTCTGAGTTTATAAAATTATTAGGCCCTTTAAAAGGATTTGCTAAACCTTTTGAAAAAGCATCTGAAGCTGCTCGAGTATCTATTGTAACTAATACTGAAATACTAAAAACTGGTAAAGGTTTAACTAAAGAAAAAGCTAAAGAACTAGGTATAACTAAGGATCTTAATGGGATTTACGGTAAAGTAGGTCTTAATTCTGCTAAACTAACAAAAGATGTAAAGCAACAGGCAATACAGGCATCCGCTCGAAAAGCAGCACAAAAAGAAATTCTTAAAACATCTATAGACCAAGTTGCTATTAGTGCTAAAATTCTTAAATCAGCTTTTGCTGTAAATAAAGCACAAACCCAATTTATAAATTTAACAGGCCAATCTGTCTCTCAGGTAGATACTCTTAATATTGGCTTAGTTACTACTACTGATTATATTAATCAAGCAGTATCGGCTACTGAACAGTTTGGTTTAAATGCTGCTGCTATATTTTCCCCTGATACATTAAGGGCCGCTGCAGAGTTTAATTCTTTAATGGGCTTTAGTGCTGAAGAGTCAAATTCATTAGCTTTAGCTTCTTCTGCTTTTGGAGGAAACCTACTTGATGCTAGAAAAGAAGCTATTGAGCAAGTAAAAGCAGTAAACCAATCAAATAAGTCTGTTGTTTCAACTAAAGTAGCTTTAAAAGATGCAACTACTGCTTCTAAAGGTTTAACTGTAGCATTAGGAGGATCCGTATCAGAATTAACTGAAGCAGCTGCCCAAGCAAGAGCCTTAGGTTTGAGTTTATCTCAAATGGAAAAGATAGCTGATAATTTATTAGATATAGAAACTTCTATAAAAAATGAATTTGTAGCTGAAACTATATTAGGTAGAGAATTAAATTTAGAAAGAGCAAGATTTTATGCTCAAACAGATGATTTAGCAAAATTAGGAAAAGAAATAGCTGCTAATGAAGGTTTAATAGAAGGATTTATTCGTGGAGGTAGAATAGAAAGACAAGCCGCAGCAGATGCACTTGGAATAACCACTGATGAATTAGGACAAGCTATTCTATTACAACAATCCCAATTAAAACTTACAAATGCTCAAAGAGCTTCTATCCAAGGATTAACAGAAGATCAATTACTACAACAAGATTTATTAACTAGTATTGATAAGTCATTTAGTTCTATAACCCAAACAGTAGCTGGTGTTTTTGCTCCCGCAATGGCTTATTTAGCAGAAAATGCTAATTTACTTAAATTTGCTATAGGTGCTATTGCTACTTTATCTTTAGGAAGATTAATTGGTCAATTAGTAGCCACAGCAGGTCAAATAGCTTTTATCTATGGTATAACTAATCCGGCATTATTACTTGGTGGTTTAGCAACTGCTACATTAGTTGTAGGAGGACTTACAGCTTTAATATCTAGATCATCTAGTAATGCTTCACAGGTTGGAGATGGATACGCAGATTCTTCTAGAGGACCATTTACAATAACAGATAGTTTTGGAGCAACAGCAATAACAACCCCAGGTGATAATTTAGCTGTTTCACCAAATGTAGGATTAAGAGGTACAAGTAGAAACGAAGCCTCATCAATGCAATTAGATTATAACCAATTAGCAGATGCAATTGCTAAAGGTGCAGAACGTGGTACTTCAAAAGCAAGATTAGCACTTAACGTTGATGGTAGAAAATTTGCTGATAATCAACAAATACCAAACGTTTTAGGTCAATATAAGTTCTCATCTTAAATATTTATTATAAACCCTAACAATTATGAGTATATTAGACATTTACAATAAACCACCAAATAACGGAAGACAAATCCGATTTAAAGATGGCGTTACTCCTGAAGCACCAGGAAATTATACTCCATATGAAAGAAATGATCAATCTTCATTACGTAATTCACAATTACATTCTAATGCACAAGATCCTTCTGATTATGGGTATTCAACAACAGGTACACCAAACATTCAATTTGCTAACAATAGATATTTTTCTGTAGGTGAAATAGCATCTAATTTGGATACTGCTAATGGTGCAACAATTAGTGACCCTAACTCTTCATTTTCTCAAGAATATGGACCAGATAATCAATATGCAACTGAAACAATGATTCAGGATCTTACTACATTATCTGATTTAAGTAGTGGTACAGAAAGATTAAACAATTTGGAAAGACAGTAATAGATGGCTATTACTTTAAAGGAAAGATTAAATATTGGAGATGCAACAGTAACTCCATGGGGTGGTATCGGCTCGCAATTAGATAAAAAACCTTATGAAAAGGATATTGCAGGCGGTGGCTACACGGGTCTTCCCTTTATTAAACCTGTTGTCCCTAAAACTTTAGGACAATATTTTTCCAAACCACAGAAGCACTTAGTTTAGATTATCCTATTAGAGGAGGATCATATGAAGAACTTGCTGCTAGGCAAGATTTTGCTCGTATTGATCGATTTATAGAATTTAGACCACAAGGTCCTGCTTTTGTAGATAAACAAACTGGTTTAGCTTTATCAAATCCAAGAATAGAAACGGGTTATAACGGAGGAGTAGGAGGAATTTATGGTGTAGAAAACACTAGACTATACTCAGTATCTAGTTTAGGTGGTCCTCCAAATTTATTAACACAATTAACCGCAGGTGGTACAGGTTTTCATTATCCTAATCTAGGAGTAGGCCAAGATCTATTAGATCCTTTAAATTTATATGCTTATAATGTAGCAACAAAAGATACAAACGAAAATAGATTAGTATCCTTATATAACTTAAATTTAAATGAAGAAGGAGCACCAATAAGCCAAACATCATTAAGGTTAGGTCTTACTAATTCAACTAATAATACAATAGGTGGGGATACTAGTGTTTTAGAAGAACTTTTAGGAATTAGTTTATCTGGGCTTGGTAATACAAACCTACCTCCAGACGTACTACTTCAAAGATACCCAGGAGGACCAGGTTCTAGATATGGTATAGGAGAAACATTAATTTATAGATCAACAAATGCCGCAGGAGCCCCCATTTCAACAAAAGATGCTCCCCTATTTTTAGGCCCTTTTACAAACAATGTTAAAGGTACAAATGTTCAAGGTCGTCCTAATATTAGTTTAGATTATAATGATTTTGTTGGTTTAAGTTTAATCCAACAATTAAATAATAATTTCCAAAATAAGGTATCTACTACTTTAGGACAAGAAAAAGGTGATGGGTATATTAGAGCAGAACAAGGCACGGCAGGACCTACAACTACAACATTCTTTTCTAATACTTTAGCATACGATGTTTTATTAACAGATCCTACAGGTAATTATAACGATTTTAGAAGTAGAGTAATTAATACTTCTCAAGTTGCTAGTAGTAATTATAAAGACTATAACATGCCTAAAAGAATAGGTACGGGAGATGTTGGAACACGTACTGCTGCACAAAGAAAAAATATTTCAATTAAAGTAGATAATACTATTGATATTGTTAATTCTTCTGATATAAATGGGACTATACAAGGACAGGCTAATGGACAACAGGGGGAAGTATTTCCAAGAGATTTAATTAAGTTTAGATTTCAAACTATAGATAATGATAATAGTTTACCTACAACTACAACTTTTAGAGCATTTTTAACAGGTTACAATGATAGCCATCAAGCTGAATGGAATGCTAAACGTTATACAGGTAGAGGAGAAAATTTTTATACATATCAAGGTCATGATAGAACAGTTTCTTTTAATTTTAAAGTAGCCGCTCAAACTAAACAAGAAATGGCCCCTTTATATAGAAAACTTAATTTTTTATTATCTTCTTTATACCCTGATTATAATAGTTCACAATATTTAAGAGGAAATATTACTACATTAACTATTGGAGATTTATTTGTTAATACCCCCGGCATTTTAACTAGTTTAAATTTAACAGTTAATGATGATTATCCTTGGGAAATAGCAATAGATGAACCTGAATTAGGAGATAATGCAGATATGAAAGAAGTTCCTCAAATTATAGATGTATCTGCAGAATTTAAACCAATTATGCAAACGGCCCCTACAAAAGGTACAAAATCTAAAATATTATTTGCTAATAATTCTTCTCAAGCTAATAATTGGTTAACAACATAAGATGGCATTAAGATATCAAAATATAGGCACACAAAAAACTTTATCTAGAAAAGTAGGGTATCTTCCTACTCGTTACCCCTCACTTGCTCCTACAAATAATGATTATTATATTATAGCAAGAGCAGAAGACAGATTAGATCTTATTGCATTTGATTTTTATGGAGATGCAACATTATGGTGGATTATAGCTACAGCCAATGATATTCCAGGTGATTCAATGTACCCCCCTATGGGATTTCAATTAAGAATCCCAGGCAATGTATCAGATGCTCTTAATGCTTTTAATAAAGAAAATTCAAACAACTAACAAATGTTATGGCTAAGCGAGAACCTCGATCTTCTACTAAATACAAAAACATTGTAGGGAGTGCTTTTCCTAATTTTGTTAAAGAACAAATTGATGCACGTAAAAAACTAGTTGGTAAAAAAACTAGAAATACAGATGAAACTTTATGGTTAACTAATAGGGTAGGTTGGACACGTTTAAGTTCGGGTGCTAAAGTTAAACCTGAGGGAGCTTCAATATCGGAGGATGTTGTTTTTAATGCTGGAGGAAGTGGTACCCTTTCAGGTCCAAGAGGAACAAAAGATATACGCGATTCAGAAGGAATGTATTCTCATCAAAGAATAGAAGCTAATAGACAACTCGCAGTAGAAGAAGATAAATTATATACTACAGATTTAGCTAAAGCTAACGTTTTACAAGGGGGTACTATTTCTGTATCTGAAACTAAAGATATAGATGGGAATGTTAAATTCCAAGCTAATCGTAAAACACAATTTAATGAATTATATAAACAGGGTGCTACTGATCAATTAGGTCTAAAACCTATGCCAGGTATCACTAGTATAAGTGTTGGTACAGGAGGAAAATGGCAAACACTATTACAAGGAGATGTTGAATTTGTATGTTATGATCTAGAT